TCCGTAATGGTAAGGCATAAGCAAAAAGTCTCTTAATATATTCTAAACGCAGTCTGCCCTAATGTCTCAGGTTTTGCCAAATTAAACTGCTGTAAACAAAGATAACCAAAAGCATCAAACGCATGGTCCACTCCCAGATTCTTATTAGGTAAACCAGTATTAGGTGCATAAGTTAACGTCCTGAGTGCTTTTATCAATTCTTTACAACGAGGGTGTATTAACGTCCTTCTATCACCATTAGCATCATATAAGGCAGTATTAACAGCAGTAATCTTATCTCTGATCTTCCACGGGCTTCTGGGACTCATGACAGTAAATCCACTACGTCTAAGTATCGTATGATCCGTTACACCAACTCCACTGGTCTTTCTTGCACTTCCCGTAGGGTCTGGACAGGCAATAATTCTACGATCAACTCCATATCTCCTAGTAACCTCCTCTGCAAAGTCCCAAGTAGTAGCACCTCCTGTAAGCATGATCTCATCAAAAACATAAAGCGTATCATTATGCTTCACAGCACAGATTCCTGCCATAGGATCTACGTTGAAATCTAAACCAATTAACAAGGGAAGCATGTGTAAATCCTGTACTTCTTTATCAATATTCTCATCAGCAAAGCTGACAGCCACCAATCCAGTTAAATTCTCAAAACTTGCCTCAAATTCCTGTCTAAAAGTTCTCTCATCTAACTGCCCTCTAGCAGCTTCAACCTCCTCCTTTGCAACATTACCCCCCTCTATAGTCGTAAAACTCCATCTTCCCCAATCATCCCATTCCTTTTCTCCACAAAAACACCACATATCATAAAACCAACTCGCAGTTCCATCAGGTGTTGAAATAAACAGTGCCCATCCTTGTTTATCGGCCAATGCAGGTCTTATAACCTCCGCCCATACATCTCTATCCATAAATGCTGCCTCGTCCAATACAACACCAGCAAGACTTCTACCCCTCAATGCCATAGCATTTTCAGTTCCCTTCAATTCAATACTTGACCCATTAATCAAATCCAGTCTCAAATCTGTCTCATTTTTACTCTTAATCCACGTCCTAGGAGTCAATCTCTTCAATTCCTTCCACGCAATATCCTTCGCCATCCTATAAGTTGGCGCACAATAGAAATAAACCTCATTCGGCCTATTAATCGCTCCTCTCAACAACTCAATACAAGATAAATATGACTTTCCAAACCTTCTACCCGCTACAAGCACCCTAAATCTCTTATCACTATTAAATACCTCCCCCTGTGCGTACCGCAAACTTATCTCATTCTTTTTTTCGCCACTCACAACCATAAAATTAACAAAAAATACAACTCATACCCCCTATTTATAGCCTATTTACATACTTTTAAGTTATCATTCACTTAAATACATCCA